CACACTGCGTAACCCCAGCCCGCTCGATGCGGGCTTTTTATTGCAAGGAGATACACCATGGGTCAACTGATTGCGGGCACCTGCTACGTCAAAGTGGACGGCGCTCAACTGACTATCAATGGCGGCTGCGAAGCCCCGCTGATGTTCGTCAAACGGGAAACGGTCGTGCCGGGTTTCTACAAGGAAACCGACGTCGCTCCAACTTTCGCGGTAACCGCGCTGTACACGCCGGACTTCCCGCTCAAGCAACTGGTCGCCGGCACCGACATGACCGTCACCTGCGAATTCAGCAATGGCAAGGTCTACGTCCTGGCCGGTGCCTACCTGAGCGACACCCCGTCTGCCAAGGGTGACGACGCAACCATCGCGTTGAAATTCGAAGGCATCAAGGGGACCTGGCAATGACTGATCCAGTGAAGTTGCAGGTGCCCATCGAGGCCCACGGCGAACCCCTGAGCGAACTCACCTTGCGCCGTCCGACGGTTCAGGAAGTGCGGGCGATCAAGGCGCTGCCGTACAAGATCGACAAGGGCGAAGACGTCAGCCTCGACATGGATGTCGCGGCCAAGTACATCGCGGTCTGCGCCGGCATCCCGCCGTCGTCGGTCAACCAGCTGGACCTGTCCGACCTCAATACCTTGAGCTGGGCGGTGGCGGGTTTTTTCATGAGTGCGGCATCGCAGCCATCGGCGAGCTGATTGCGGTCGCCTATGACCTGGCCTGGTTCTGGAAGGTTGACCCCGAACAGATGATGGCCAGGCCACTGGATGTGCTCCGGGAATCCCTGGAGCACGCGCAACGGATCAATGCGATGCAGCAGGTGCAGTGATGGCTACGACAACTAACACATTCACGGCGAATACCCAGACGGTTGTGAACATGGCCCTTGTCGTGAATGGCGTCCAGAAAATGGACGACGACATGTCAGCGGTCAGCAAGAAAGTCGAAAGTTTCAAAAAGAGCCTGGAGGACAGCGGTCTGGGCGAGCTGGATCTCTCGGAGCTGTTCAAAGGCGAAGGTTTGGCCGCGCCTTTTGTCGAGGGTGTCAAGTCGGCGATCGAGGCGGAAAACAAGCTGGCCGAGGCCCGCAAGGGCGCCGAGGGATCTGATTTAGGGCCCACGGCAAAAAATCTGGCGAGCTTGAGTGAAGCGGTCGACAAGGTTTCCCTGAAGTTCGGCCAGGGCTTGTTGCCCGTGGTGAATTCCGTGGTGACGGCGTTGGTGCCGCTGGTGAGCCGCGTCGCCGAGTTCGTGGCGGCCAACCCGAATCTGGTCCAGGGCCTGGCAGCGGGGGCGGTGGCGTTCACCGTCCTGCAAGGTGCGGTGGCCGGGGTGGCGGCGGTGGTGGGTGTGCTCGCTTCGCCGATCGGTTTGGTCGTGGTGGGCTTTGCCCTTGCCGCGGCGCTGATCGTTGCTTACTGGAAACCGATTTCAGGTTTTTTCAGCGGGCTTTGGAGCGACATCAAAGGCATGGCGGCCAGCTTCATGTCAGGGTTGCAGGCGGTGCTCGACTGGTCGCCGATGCCGATGATTACCGCGGGCTGGGAGACGATCAGCGTATTTTTCTCCGGTCTTTGGGAGTCGATCACGACGGCAGCCACTTCGGTATTCGATTTTTTCAAGGAGCTGTTTTCCTGGACGCCGCTGGGCCTGGTCATCGACAACTGGGGGCCTGTGACGGGGCTCTTCGATTCGATCTGGCGATTGCTCAAGGCCTTGGCCGTGCCGGTGATGGACTTTCTCAAGGGCGTGTTCGACTGGTCCCCGCTGGGGATGGTCATCAATAACTGGGGAGAGATCAGCCTGTTTTTCGGGGTGCTCTGGGAGATGATCAAAGCGGCTACCGCACCATTGGTGGACTTTCTCAAGGAGATCTTCGACTGGTCGCCGCTGGGGATGATCGTCAATAACTGGGGGGCGATCAGTGCCTTTTTCGGCGAGCTCTGGGACACGATCAAAATCGCCAGCGCACCGGCGGTAGACTTCCTCAAGATGCTGTTCGACTGGTCACCGCTGGGGCTGGTCATCAATAACTGGGGCGCTATCAGCGCTTACTTCGACACGATCTGGGCCGCGCTGCAAGACCCTGCGCAGTTGCTCAAGAACTTCTTCCAGACGCTGTTCGACTGGTCTCCTGTCGGGCAGATCGTCGCCAACTGGGAACCCATCAGCAAGGTCTTTTCTGACTTGTGGGGCGTACTGCAAAGCCTGGCGACACCTGTCATGGACTTTTTCCAGACGATGTTCGACTGGTCTCCACTGGGGATGATCATCAAGAACTGGGATCCGATTGTCGCCTGGTTCGCTGGCTGGTGGAGCAAGTTGCAAACCTT